GTCGTGCTTGTGGTTGACGAAGTTGTTGAAGACGTGCAGGCATTATCTACTGTAAAGTTACGATCGCAGTAGGTCGTCGTGCAGTCACCTACGGTAATTGGGCAGAACGTAGGAGGAACACACTCACAATTACCACCCGAAGTTGTTGAGGTCGGAGTGGGAGTTAAAGTCGTCGTCGCACACGGATGAGCCGTCGTAGTCGATGTAGTCGCACCAGGGCTAGTGCTAGACGTTGACGTAGAGGTCGATGTCGATGTCGATGTTGTACTATTAGAGCACGTATTCTCATCGATTACCCATACCAAGCCATCGTTACTAATCCACTTGCACGTTCCCTGACAAGTCGAAGGTATAGGAGGAACCAGTGTGGTGCTTGTCGTGGTAGCAACCGTACCACCTTTCTCCACAATGAAATACTCGCCACTGTAAAAATCCAGACTAGCAACCACCCAAGTACCGACAGCCACTGCCGACGTACCTATATGGCTCAAGGTGACTGTCTCGTAGGGTATCTCCGATAAAGAACTTCCTGGCTTTTGGTAGACCTGAGCCTTACCCCTGGCTGGAGTCTCACCAGTCTGAGCCGCTATCGGTTCGATCGTCTTGCATACAAGCGTCTTACTGACATCCCACTCATCGTTCCTGGGACTAGGAAGGCTTATCTCAAAGTCTTCATACTGCTCAATCGTTGTGGTAACGCCAATACGACGAGTCATCTGATAACAAACGTGACTTACTTCCTCACCAGGATGAACTAAGACCACCCCCGCATACACACGCATATTGCGTGAATGATTCGCGCGAGCAACACCCCTTATCGTCCTTGCTAAGTCATCGCGTCGGTAGTTAAGCTGAACCAAGTTCTTTATAGTAGATGTCTCGGAACAGTATTTGGTTCGCGATGTATCGGTAACGTAATGAACCGAGCCCAGCTTCGCACCAGGCAGACCCGTATACACACTGGCTTTCGACCCATACTCATCTGCCGATAAAGGCAAGCGAAAACTAAGTGCAGTGCGTGACGGCCTAAACGAAACACCTACCGATGCAGGAGCATTGCCACCATTGATACCGACAGGATTGTCACCATCCCACAGCAGTTTATCCCTGCTCTGCTGTAGAATAATTGCAAGGTTAGCTTGGGTGCCATCTCTAGTTAAAAAAGAGTAGGTACCATTGGTCGGATTGAAGTAGCCAACATGACCACTCGCAGAGAGTATCTTGTGGATACAACTCCAAACCGTATCACCTTCGCACCAGATATTCTCAGCGTAACTAGCTGGAGTCGTAGCCAGCGTTGGGCACACCACACTGGCTCCCTTGTGGAAGCTAGGCATCGCCTCCCAATACTGAGCAAGAACTTGCTGATACGTGTAGGTGCTGTTGTTCGGCCAGATCTCCTCTTCCCATGTATTGGCAATCACTGCCGCTGGAGTTTTGGCAACGGTCGTAACCATGTGCCTGGGATCTTTAAGCGTCACAAAGAACAACTGGCTTGGCGAATCATCCTGGCCTATTGCTTCGACATTCGTAATCGTCCAGTAGTTGGACGTAAACAGAATATTGTCTCTGTCATCCAGAATCTCAATCTCATGCGATACAGCATTAACGCCAATGAGATCCAGAGTCTGCTTGCTGATTATCAGATAAGCTTCAGAGGGGCGCTCACCCCGATAGAGATGGATAGAGCCAGCCTTGCTGAAATAACCCTGAGAATATCTCGCAAGAGGTTCTAACCGAACTTCGGCTGGATCGATGCAGTATTGACCGTCAATCCTAAAGTACGTCACGCATTACCTCAGCGTTGGCAAAATCAAAGAAGGATTGGGGAGTATGTAGTGATACGTCCAGTGAACCGTATAAACCATGTAGCCCTGTGCGTATCTCTTCGGACTGTCCCTCTGGATAACTGTTTTGTCGCCCAGCAAATAAGGTCTTGAGTAAAGAGGCGAGGGAGGAATCGGATACGCATCAATCGCCTGCATGTGCCCAGAGTGGCTGTAGTAAACAAAACTTTGAGCGTTTCTTATTTGAAACCCAGGAGATCCAAAGCGAGTGTTGTACCACTCCACAACAGGCCCACCGTCACCAACCTGCTGAATCCTATCCTGATATTCGATGATCTGGCTGTACGAGTTCTTAAACAGCGCAGTGATACCAATCGTAAAGGTACGTTTCGTGGCGTACTCATTACCGTCACCCATTGGCCAGTTGCGGTGACTGATGACATTGCCAGTCACATTGTCAGGGTGATTGTTTGGAAGCACATGAGGAGTTGGCAATCCATTGTCTTGATAGAAGCCAGCGTCTTTGTAGTCGTCCTTGTACGCATTGATTAAGGTGTTGATCTTGTTAGTCAGATTGGCTTGGCAAGCCACCTTATCTGTGATACCGTCATCGACGTACAACTCACCTTCAAGGTGCATTGAGTAGTGCGTACCCAGTCTAAACCCTTGCTGATTGCGCTGCGGTACAATCTGGAAGTTAGCTAGCGTCACTTCATTTGCGGGATGCTGATAGTTGCCGTATCGAAAATACATTAGAGTCTATCCACTACTGATTCGATATTGCGAACCTTAACCGCCAACGCTTGTAGCTCTGTCGCCAGCTTGCCCATCACATTGACCATGCTCTGTGCAAACTCAGTAGCCTTCGATGCCGCTGCATCCATCGACCCTAGCTTCTCGCCATCGTTAACTACTTGCTGCTCACCTTGAGCACCAGGATCTGAGATAGGTGCAGGCTCAGGAATCCCAGCAACAGGTGGCGGAACTTGCTCACCACGCTGCCGCCTAAAATTCCTAGCAGCAGCTTCCTTCTCTTTCTGTGCTGCCTCACGACGCTTCTGAACTCTAGGGCTAATCTTGCCCTTACTCTCGCTTCCCTTAGCCTTAGGCGTGCTCGCAGACCCCTGGCTAGGCGCATTCCCAGAACCAGAATCCATTCCACCTAAGTCAGGAGTGTCAACCCTAAAGTCAAACTTCACACCCAGCATGTCTGAAAAGAACTGATCGCTCTTAGGATTTTGAACGAATACATCCAGTTGATCAGACTTGCTATTATCTTCTGGAACCTCTACGAAAGGATTCTCGTCTGGTATCTCTACAAAAGGATTCTCGTCAGTAGAGTTCGCAAGAAAGTTCTCATCGGAAGCAGGATCGTCTTTTTTGTCTACGACACCAGTAAGCAGAGAAGGTGATCTAGGTTTCTGTGGCTGATCACTACGGGCTTCTGGCTTTTTCTCTTCTTGTACTCTACCACCCTTCTGCGGCGACTCCTGACCTGAGGTGGCCTCGTCTTGGCCTTGCTCAGTATCTTCTCCCTCTTCCATCCCGTCATCGACTTCTGGCGACCCGCCGACGATTCCCTTGGTGAGTACATCAAGGACTCCAGTTAGACCTGCAAACAAACCAACATCAAACTGAGAAGTAGCCTTCCTGATCCTGGCCTGATCTCGCTTCTTCTTTTTGCTCGTCCTCTTCTGGCTTCTCTTTTCGGTCGACTTCAGCGCAGACGATCTACCAAACTGCCCTGGCTCCATTGCCCGAAACAGCCGATCGTCAGCCTGCATGATTTTCTGAAGTCGTTTGTCAACGCTCATTAGGTGGTGCTATCGTTTGCAAAGCGAATTTCGTAGCCAGTGGCTTGGGTCGCCAAACAATCAAAGCTCATTGCCAATGGAATCTCTGTCTTGCCTGGAACCGTTGGCGTCTCATAGCTGTTTCGCAAGTGAGGGAATGTCGCAGTCAGCGAATAAGGACCAGCCGTAAACGCCAGTGATCCAGCAAACCCAGTCGACCAAGAATTGAACGCATTCGTGTGCGTCGTCGTCAAAAATGGATTCTTGACCTGCAAGCGAACTGTTCTTCCAAGCGGCAAGAAACAGGTAGGCGTAAGACTGTTTCGCATACGAGGCGCAATACGATTATCGATCGACAACGCAAACTCATCGAAAGGACGAGAGTTGCCATCCAGGGTCAGAACGCCCTGACCGAAGACATACGGATCATGCTGACCACCCTCCTGTAGCGCTGGAGCCGTTCCAGGCCAAGTCGGAGGCGATGCATCGTCAGGGCCAACTTCCGTCTTGGCGTAGATGAGCAGCACCATGTCAATGACTTCAGCCTCACCACCTTCGCTCGGCCCAGACTGGCCACGGAAGATAGCCTGCCCCACCACACAGTCGTCGTATCGGAACACTCCGTTGTCACGATGAACCAACATACCGAACGACGGCAAGGTCTCAGCAGGATCAATGTTATTCCCTACCTTGCTGCCACCCAGAATGCGAGGAAGCCAGTTGTCTAGTGCTAGCGGTCCTGGCTGCAAGTGCAACCGCCCTACCGGCACATAAGATGTCTTCACTCGCCGCGAAGACGGCTCAGCCCTGGTCCCCCAGATAACGCGACCACCTGCTGTAACGCGACGGGTCTGCATCGACTCGTACACAAAAGCATACGGCTCGCTGTTAGCATCAAACACATGCACTGAAGCCCCTGGCTCCACAAGCAGTTTTGTTAAGGAGCCTATTGCTCCGCATGTTCCTGGCATTGTCAATCCCTCCCTGAATTGTTCCCTCTACGTGGCTTTCTCTCTACGGTGCGTACACCAACTTGACCGGACCTGCCAGCAAAACCTCCTCGCCAGCACTCATGTCTCGCAAAGAAAACCGCAGCGTAGATAGCTCGTATCGTGTGAAGATAAGACTCTTTGTGAACGTCACCTTATTGACCAGCGTTACCGAAAGCGAACCGTTTGAAGTTTTCGCCGTGTACAGTGTCTTCTTGCTGGCTGTATCGGCAAACCGAAGCTCAAGGTTCTTGCCGGTCAGATTGATTGGATTCTGGTCTGCATCGATCGCAAAGAAATACTGCGTGCCTGATTCACCTGTGTAAATCTTGATCGGTGCCTCAACTGCCCTATCCTCTTGCTGAAGCTGAGTTGGGTAAACTGTCACATCGCTAGTCACATCGTACAGATGCAGATTAAAGTATTTCGTATAAGTCCCATCCGTCATCTTGTAACGAATCGTACCTTCGACGGTTAATCGATCATTGGCGTTGTAGGCCAGTGTGTAGTAATGACGATTAGACTCAGTTCTCAAGAATGCAATCGCACCCGATACCGCTGAATATGCACCATTGTCAATTGATTTCTGTCCGGTGATGGTTGCACCACTAGCAGGCCAGGAAAAGGTAATTGCCTTGGTATCATCTACGGTACGCTGAACAGCAACAGGAGCATTGGGGGATAGTGCTGCTTGAAGATCAGTCGAACTTAGGTAGGAAAGTGATCCAACGGTATTATCAGTTGCTACACCCAACGCGACATATGATGGGCTAGGAACTGCAAGTGTTCCAGTAAACTCGTTTGATACGCCGTAGGTTTGACCTGAGCGAACATGATTAGCCGTTGGTTGGCCGAGGTTCTGACCGCCTGTGTAGAGAGATCGGGCTACACCGGGAGTACCAGCATTATTGACGCGATATGTATGTGTTAAACTATTTGATGCACTGACTAATACTTTGCCAGTGGAAGATATAACAAACGGAACCGTACCATTTGAAGCATGGGCAAAATTACCATTTAAAATCAAGGTGGAAGGAGAACCAATAATTGATGCGTAATTTGTATTTGGTTCCAAAGTTCCATTTATAGTGCAAGTTGAACCACCGTTGATCCCACGCGCATACACCGTTCCTGTTACATTAAGTGTCGGGGCGTTATTTATACCAACTAACGATATAACTGTTTCTGTTCCATAAACATTTCCAATAACATTTACAATTGCAGACCCAGAACAATTTATTCCCCAACCAGACCCACCTCCACCATTCCAAATTCGACAATCTACATTACCAACTACGGTTAATTGCCCGCCACTAATAACTATACCCGCTTGCGCGTTCTCGTATGCTGCCACCGTTCCTGTAACTGTAACTGTGCCATTAGTTACCCCAAGACCAGTACATGAATATCTAGGCGTTCCAGTTGGATCACCTGTGACATTACCAATTATATTTAGGTTTCCAGCACCGGTATGATTGATACCATACCCAGTAACATTACCTCTTGCAGTAACATTTCCATTTACATTTACAGTAATTCCAGCAGGTGGTGTACTAAGTACAAAATGTGAATTAGTATAGCTTGTGACATTCGCATTTATTGTTCTTGCTGTGGAAACAGAAAACGTACCACCCGCCACCGCTGGAGAACTGGCATCATTTCGCAACTCAGTCACGGTAATATCCTGATCTATCGTAACTGTGTATCCATTAGGACGCACAATATCACCGGCTACGGGCAGAGTACCACCATTCCACGTTGCCGTATTTGACCAATTACCTGTTGCTACTGCCCATCTATCAGCCATTGATTAGACCTTCCAAGATTGGTGCAACAATATCAGACAAGTCACCATTGACGATAACTCTAGGTTCACCGCGAGTTACGACAACACCATTGACCAAACCAACGGGAGTTACGCGAGCCATAGCCAGTGTTGTACCATCGGGTTGACGATTCACCGTGAGCAAGACTTCGTGAGACTGGACATCTGGAACCACTGGCACTAATGCCGCTTCAATCTCTTGAGCAGTAGGAAGTGACGATAAGCCAAGTTGCTCATATCGATTGATTGTCTTGCTACCGAGCGAAAGAACTTTGGTCTTTAATTCTTCGCCCCACTGAGCAGCATCAGCCATTGTAGACACAAGTTGTTGTCTAGCGGGTGATGCAAGTTCCAATCCCGATCCCGTACTCATTGCGATATAAGCGGAATTGAATAGTGGAGTTGATTGCAAAGTGCCAAGTATTTGATTCACCTCATTGAGAGTGAAGTGACCACTAACAACCATATCCTCAAAGTCTTTGACCGTATAAGCCTTGTCGTTAGAAACGGTAACAGTCTCTCCCAGATATCCAAGAATTTCCTGGGAAGAGAGAGATTGATAATTAGGGATATTCTTAATTACATCAGCGAGCATTAGTAAGCCTCCGTTGGGGAGTTATTTTGTAAGCTGGTTATGTCGGATGCTGAAGCTGGATCAGCGGGAAGGTTGTTCGTCTTGGCCTGAACAGCGGCTACTTGTGTGGACGTTGCAACATCATCCACGCGATAAGTACCAAGCGTATCCGATGGGAAATAAACCTGCCCACCTTCAAGGATCGCAGTTGCCCCGTTCTTCACGACGACATGCCACCAGCCAGTTATGTTCTCCGTGACAACACAACTAAACAAACCGTTGCTTCCAGCAGTCAACGTATCACCGCTACCGTTGCCAATGCTTCCATCGGTCGGTGAAATGAGCAGTAGCGTTAGTCCTGCCGTTCCTGCATACACTTGATTGTTGAAAACAACGGTTTTGTTTGCCACGGTTACTCACCTTGCTTGGGTTCAAGTTGCTCATTGGTTTGCTTCTGGATTTCCGCAAAGACTGGCAAGATAACGCTTGCCGCTTCAACACC